TGATCGCCACGTTCAGATTTTCGCTGCCAGACGAACAGAGTGAGTACGACGCCGCACGGCTAGGCGGCGAGGCGTTGTCGGTCCTGTGGCAGATCGAACAGCACTGCCGTGAGCGGATCAAATACTGCGAGCCTACGGTTGACGAGGTTCACGCGCTGGAGTTCATCCGAGCGATGATTCCGGCAGAGTTGCTGGAAACTGGCACGGACTGACAGTTTCATTACACGCCGCAGAGAGGGCCACAGTAAAGGCACAGCGTAGTAGCCCTGCCATACGCAAGGCACGACGCTCTTGAGCGAAGGGAGAGACGGTGCAGGCAACGCATCCAAAGCGATACGAATGGGCTAGGACATGGATTCCTGCATCTGAGCGGCTACCTAGCGATTTAGGCGAAGACGTGCTGGTGTTTGTTTTTGACAACTTAGACCCAGAAGTGAAATACCCTGCTGTTGGGCGCTTTGAGCGTGGCGAGGGTTGGATTGTGACAGGCTACGACAAAACAACTGTCACCCATTGGATGCCGCTGCCCGAGCCGCCTGGCTGAAGTGCGCTACTGCGGCGAGAGACGGCCGCGCCCACTGCAAGGATTGCGGCCCCCATGCCTAGCCTAGAAGCACAGGAGATCCCCTATGCCCGACGCCATTCTCTTCCGTAAGTGCCGCGATCTCGACATCACTCTGCACACGGCCACCAGCCTGGCCACCACGCTCGACATGCGTGACGTTGCCGGGGCTGTGCTCTCCATTGGCACGATCTCGACCAACGCCGCCACGCTGCAGATGTGGACCGGGCCAACGCCCACGGGTGCGTTCCGCCGGCTGTACAAGTCAGACGGCAGCGTGGCGGATCTGACACTGGCGGCCTCGAGCACCGAAGGCCGGGCGTATAGCCTGCCCGATGAAGTGTTCGGCACCGAGTACCTGAAGATTGTGTCGGCCACCACGAACAGCACGGGCACGACTGGGTTCGTGATGTTCAAGTCCTGAGCCATGCCAGCACGCATACCAGCGTTCAGGCCGCCACGGCTAAGGACTGCTGCCAGGCGTGATGAGTCAGGCAGGCCCAACGCTTACCAGCGTGGCTACTGCTCAAAGGCGTGGTACGCAATGCGTCAGCGTGTTCTCGTGCGTGATGCCTGGGCATGCCAGCAGTGCGGGCGCGTGTGTGCCGATAAGCGTGAAGCCCACGTGGATCACATCACTCCCAAGGCACAAGGCGGGCAGGACGTGATGGAGAACCTGCGAACGCTGTGCATCAGATGCCATAGCAGGAAGACGGCGAAGGAGTCAGGGTGGGGAGGGCGGGCGCAGCCATAGGGCGGCGCGGGTCTGCGTACCACGGTCGTTATGCTTCCGTGCGCGGCCGCATTTCCAGCGGGGTTTTTTGAGGTTTTGATGCCAGGCGGACGAAAACCGATACCGGCGAGCGTGAAGAAACTGACGGGCAATCCCGGCAAGCGTGCGATTCGTCCAGACCTGCCGGCCCCGGCCGGCGCGCCGCTGATGCCGAAGCGGCTGATGGTCGAACCGCTGGCCGTCGAGAAGTGGGGCGAGTTTGTGCCGCTGCTCCTGCAGCTCGGCACCCTCACGCAGGCCGATGGCGAAGCGCTGGCCACTTTGTGCGAGGTGTACGCTGCTACGCAGGCGTGCCTGCTCGAGCTGCGAGCCACCGGGCCTGTGATGCGGACAGACTTAGGTGGCGTGAAACCGAATCCGGCAGGCCCGTTGTATCGCAGTTTAGTGGCGCTCCAGGCGTCGTTAATGGGCGAGTTTGGCCTGACCCCGAGCAGCAGGACACGGCTAGGTGGCAAGGAAGAAAAGCCAACCGACGAAGTCGAAGAGTTCTTCAAGCTCCACGGTGCCTGACCTCTGCAAAGAGGGCCAGGCCAAGTACGAGCGGGTGGTGCACTTCTTCGAGAAGATCCTGCGCCACAGCAAGGGTCAGAACGCCGGCAAGCCGTTCACGCTCCTGCCGTGGCAGCATCATGTGCTGCGTGAGCTTTTCGGCCGGCTGAACCCTGACGGCACGCGGCAGCATCGCGTTGGCTACATCGAGCTGCCGAAGAAGCAAGGCAAGAGCACCACACTTGCCGGCATCGCCCTCTATCTGACGGCCTTCGACTCTGAGCCTGGTGCTGAGTGTTATTCGGCGGCTGCGGATCGTGAGCAGGCAGGCATCATCTACCGCGAGGCCGCGTCGATGGTGCGGGCTTCGCCTGCGTTGTCTCGGCACCTCGAGGTGATCGACAGCCGCAAGACGATCGTGCATAAGGCGAGCAACTCGTTCTACCGAGTTCTGAGTGCAGATGCGTTCCGGGCCGAGGGGCTGAATATCCACGCTCTGCTATTCGATGAACTGCATGCACAAAGGGACCGACGCCTCTGGGCTTTCGCCCCTGGCCGAGAGGCTGGGGGCGAAGGCCCGGCACAACAAGAGACGCACTCAGGTACGGTGGAGCTGCCAGGAGATCGCCGCTCATTCTCTCGATCACCACTGCAGGCTACGACCGCAAGTCGATCTGCTGGGAACAGCACGCATACGCCGAGCGGTGCATCGCCGATCCCGGCGTGGACCCAGCCTTCTTCGGGTGCATCTACGCAGCCTCTCCGGAAGACGATTGGAAGGACTCCAAGACGTGGCACAAGGCCAACCCGTCATTGGGCGAGACGATCACGGTGGAGTCATTTGCCGCCGATGCCCGAGAGGCCGAGCAGTCACCGTCGAAGCTCAACAGCTTCTTGCGATACAGGCTCAATGTCTGGACCACCCAGGACGTTCGTTGGTTGTCTCCAGATAATTGGGCCAAGTGCGGCAAGCCTCTGGCCGGCGACCTTGAGCAGCGGGAGTGGTTCGCGGGCCTCGACCTTGCAACCACGTACGACTTGTCTGCATTCGTGCTCGTGAGCCAGGCCGACGATGGCACGTTCGACGTGCTGCCCTACTTCTGGGTGCCGCAGCAGAACGCCGCCGAGCGGGCACAGCGAGACAAGATCGACTACCTCGGGTGGATTCGTGACGGCTATATCCGAGCCACGGATGGCAACGTCACTGATTACGACGTGATCCGGCGAGACATCGTGGAGCTCTCGCAGCAGTTCAATATCCGCCAGGTTGGGATTGACCGCTGGAACGCCACGCAGCTCGCCACGCAACTGCAAGGCGATGGGGTAAATGTGACAGGCTTTGGGCAAGGGTACGGCTCAATGTCGGCTCCCTCAAAGCAGCTGGAAAACCTCGTGCTGTCGGAGCGTATCCGCCACGCGAATCACCCTGTGCTGTCGTGGATGGCTGGCAACGTCGCGGTGCAGACCGACCATCAAGGCAACATCAAGCCCAGCAAGGCCAAGAGCACGGAACGCATTGACGGCATCGTTTCTCTCGTGATGGCCCTTGGGCTTCACGCAGTGGCAACCACAAAGCCAGCCGAACAATCTTGGGACATACTGAGCATATGAGCGAACACGCCGCCGCCGACTTCAAGATGTTCGACCTGCGTGGCATCGACTGGCCCGAGGTGTCATCGTCTCGCACGCCTTCAGGCATCCGCGTCAACGCCGACAACTCGATGGCGTGCTCTGCGTACACGGCCTGCATTCGCGTCATATCGGATGCGGTTTCAGCCCTGCCGCTCCACGTCTACGAGCGGATGGCTAACGGCGGCAAGGCAAAGGCTACCGCCCATCCCGTCTATCGGCTCCTGCACCAGCAGCCCAACCCGTGGCAGACTGCCCAGGAATTTAGGGATTGGCTGACGGGCATGTATCTGCACTACGGTGCCAGCTACGCCGAGATCCGCCCAGGTGCTCGAGGTGCCGTGTCGGAGCTGTGGCCGCTGCACAGCAGCCGCATGGAAGTCGACCGGCTCTCTGACGGCACGCTGCGCTACAAGTACCGCGAGCCGAGTGGCAAGCAGACGATCTACAGCCAGGATCAAATCTTCGCCCTGCGGTTCACGACCGAGGACGGCATCAAGGCGATCCCTACCTACAAGCTGTTTCAGAATGTGATCGGGCTTTCGCAGGCGCTAGAGGCCCATGCCGCCACATATTTCGGGAATGGAGCTCGCCCTGGCGTGATCCTTGAGAGCAGCAACCCCATTCCCATTGAGGCTGCCGAGCGCCTGCGTGAGAGTTGGGAGCGAATGCACAAGGGCAGCGACCGTGCCTTCCGAACGGCCGTCCTTCCTGCGGGCGTTTCCGCCAAAGAGTTGAGCAGCAGCAATGAGGCTGCCCAGATGCTGGAGAGCCGGGCCTTCGCCGTGTACGAGTGCTGCCGGATCTTTCATGTGCCGCCTCATTTGATTCAACAGCTCGACAGAAGCACATACAGCAATATCGAAGTGCAATCGACTGAATTTGTTCAGCACTGCCTGCTGCCGCACCTGAAGCGGTGGGAAGCAGCCATCAGCCGCGATCTGATCGTGGACGATGAGCGGTTCTTCGCGGAACACTCGGTCAGCGGCCTGCTCCGTGGCGACCACGCGAGCCGCTCGGCCTACTACGTCTCTGCACTTCAGAATGGGTGGATGACCGTCAACGAAATCCGCGAGCTCGAAAACCTGAACCCGATCGGGCCGGAAGGCGACAAGCACTTCGTGCAACTCAACATGACCACGCTGGATCAGATGGGCCAGCAGCCGCCGGCACCGGAGCCGATGCCCGAGCCGCCCGCCGAAGTAGAAGACAGCCCGGCCGATGACGCCGAGGACCAGGCCGAACAGGAGGACTCCACCGATGGAAATTGAACGCCGCTGCCTGACCGTAGACGAGGCACCCGAGTGCGAGCTGCAGATTGAAACACGCTCCAGCGGGCGCGAAGCGATCCGTGGGCTGGCGGTGCCATACAACCGGCTTTCACTTGACCTCGGTGGCTTTCGGGAGCGAATCCTGCCAGGTGCCTTCGACAAGGTGCTGAACCGCCAGCGTGGCAAGGGCGAGATCCTGAGCTACTACAACCACAACAGCGACATGCTGCTTGGCCGTGAGTCGGCTGGCACGCTCGAGATCATCGCTGACGATCGTGGCATTTCGTATGTCGTGGAGCCGCCGGATACCTCGGCGGGCCGTGACGTGCTGGCCCTGGTGCGTGCTCGCCTGCTCACTGGCAGCTCCTTCGCGTTCACTGTGAGCCAGCGTGGGGAACGCTACACGACCGACGAATCAGGCAAGGCCATCCGCGAGATCGTGGAGGCTTCGGGCCTGTACGAAGTTGGCCCGGTCAACGTGCCGGCCTACGGCAGTGCTACGACTGCGGTGGTGTCCCGGCGGTCCTATGAGGCGTGGCTGGCAGAGCAGGCTGCCGCAGTCGAGGCCGATGCGGATGCCGAGCCCGAAGTGAAGAAGGCCATGCGTTCCCTGGTCCGTGACGCCGCAGCGGCGTGGGCTCTGAGGTTGCGCCGTGTCTGAAGCACGCTGCACGTGCGGCGAGAAACTCCGGTGCCGCTCCAGCCGTCCATGCGGTGACGAACGGCAGCGCTATCTGCGTTGCCCACGCTGCGGTGCTCGCGCCGTGGCGTTTGTAAAAACAACACTTTCTGAAGTGCGGTTCTGCAAGAGAGCCACGCGATAGTGGCAAGGTGGACTCCATCGGCAATACCGCCGCAGGAGTCTCACCGAACATGGACAATCTCAAGAAGCTTCAGGACGAGGCGGCAACCCTTGCCAACCGGATCGACGCCGTGCGTGCGATCGAGGCCGAAGACACGACCGCCCGCGATGTCGAGCTCATCGACCTCAACAAGCGTGCCGACGAACTCACCGCCAAGATCGACTTCGA